TTTGACTACGAGTAAACATGTAGTTAGGAGTAGAAGCGTTATTTACACGCTGCATGGGGGTTTGATTTGAAGCTTGCTGTTGATAATTAGGCACGTTAGGTTGGTTAGCTGACTGCTCTTGCTGGATTTTTGCCCAAATCAGCTTTGCGCCGTCCGCATTGTCTAGTGCGCTTTGCTGTTCGGGTGTTAGATTATTATTGAAATATTCTTTTACAAGGTTGAGCCTCTCATCGAATTGATTGCCCCATTCTTTTTGAAGTTCGCTTTGTTGCTGTTGAATGAGTTGCTGTTGCCTGAACTGTTGCAGTTCACTAAACCGCTGATTAAACTCATCAGGGGAAACACCGAACTTAGATTGCATGTACTCATTGAGAGCATTCTCCATCTGGCTATCCAGATATTGGTACTGTTGCTGCTCTTGCTGAGCTTGCTGCTGTTGCGGTTCCTGAGGCTGCGGTTGTTGCCCGAGCTGTTCAGTGGTATAGCCCAGACGCTGCTCTAAACTCTGAGTCTGCTCATCTTTAGATGGGGCTTCAGGTTGAGCTTGCTGAGTTTCCTGGGCTTGCTCTTCAACGGGAGCCTCAGGTTGTTGATTTACTAGTGGTTGAGTCTGGTTGTCTTTCGGATTCATTTATTTGTTTTCCCTGTCACTTTGCAACGCATTTCCTAGCTGTTCCATCTTCTCTTGCCCTTGACCGCTTCTCATTGCTGATTCCACAGCTTGCTCCCCTGGCGGACCAGCAAAGGACTTGGCAGCTTGTCGGATAGCATCCACTTCACTTTGGGGTTCCTGCGGTTGCTGTTGGGGCTGCTGTGCTCCTTCCGGAGGTTGCTGACCTTCACCGCCCATAAGTTGTTGCGCAGCGCCTTGACCGCCTTGCTGTGGGTTGATATATTTTTCCCAATCATCACGGAGAAAACGCCTGGCTAAATCCTTGGCTATTTCACTCCAGTTGAGTTGCTCCGCCATGGGTTGAACCTGCGCAGCAGTATTGATGAAGTCAATACGCTGCTTCAGTTCAAACTCTTCATCAGCAATGTAATCTGCACCCCTGGGCTTGAGGTGCAGATTCTTATTTAACTCTTCTGGTCCAACATTGATGAACTCAATAGTATCAGGGTCATCCTCCCGAGCTAGGGGCATGGTCTCGTCTTCTGTTACAAATTGTTGAATGCTTCTGAAACACTTTTTCAGGATGAGGAAGAGAGAGGTTCTTTCAATGTGCCGGTGAATTCCGTTAAGTCGATTTCCACCTGCTGCTCTGGTTGCTTCGATTTCTTGTGCAGTGACTCGCTCAGCATTTCGTGTCGCGCCACTTCCAATGTAAGCTCCAGTTCCTGTACTCTTTTCAATGCTTTGCTCCATAATCTGTTCTTCTTGAACAGAAGTTGAAGTGTCAGCCACGCTATTAATTTGTTGAATACTCCCTGTTTCTGTGACAGGTATGACTCTTCCAGGTTCTGAATATAGTTGTGAAAAGTCCAGCGTTCCATCGTTTACCGCCTCGAACATCGGATTAAGTGCAAATTCGGTGATGTCTAGGCGTTGATTCCTAGTCATCATGCGGGCGTGTAAGTCGCCCAAAACAGGGTCTAGTAAACCTAGACCGTAAGGAGAGTTAACTACGGGTATATACGTACCAACAACAAAAGGCTTGCCTTGCCAGAAAGGGTTCTTTTCAAACCCAAGCAGCTCATCCCCAGCAACAGTTACCACCACATTGCTGTACTCGACGCCATCAACAACAATGTCGCCCCAGAACTCCAGTACCTCGATGAGGTCACTGGGGTTATTGAGGTCAGGCTGTAAGCCTTCAAACTCTGATTTTTCATCTTTGAAGGAATCGGAGCGGTTGGCGTGGTAGCTAGGTGTAAGGTCTTTAACTGACTTGACTGTTGTCTTGTCATAGATACCCGATTCTACCAGGCGCACTAGTTCTCCCCTTGTTTTCTCAAACCTACGGATAACATTGCCCTCGTTAGGCATGTCAGACTTAGGCTCGATAAAGAAGTCAAAGATATCAATAACCTCGAAGTTGAAGCCATTGTAAGTCATTTGACTTTCACCCTTCTCAATGGTGACGCCTTCCTCAGTCTTTTCATTCTTGGGGAAGTAACCATTGTCAAGACGCCAGGGCATAGCTAAAACAGAGGTTCCCACTGTTACTGCCTGCCTGGTAAAATTCTCCATGTAATCCTCGAAATTGGCATCTTTAAGCTTCTTCCGAGTGAAGTTACGGATTAGCCGGAGGTAGCGCCGGTAATCCTGCCCCTCGAAACCTAGAGGCTCGTTAGCTTCAACATCAAACCAGTTCTCGTTAGGGAAAAACGCACCCATGAGAAAGGAGGTCACTGACTCCACCATCTCGAAAGCTTTCCCGGTGGGAATTCTGTGCCGCCAATCTGTTTGCACTTCCCCTACAGTGTGGAAAGCTCGCGACCGCAAATACTGTTGAGCTTCAGGAGTGCCAAAATATTGCCCCCAAGCCTCCAACCATTTGTTTTCCCTTTCCTGCCGGATGTCGCCATACTGTCTCTTTAGGTTCTTTACCTCTGAGACAACCGCATCATTAGCTTTGCGGGAACTAGCCATCTCCTCAGGGCTTCTTGTTTCTGTTGCTTCTACTTCTTCACCGAGAAAGTTTCTAGTGTCACTCATGGTTTATATATACCCTCCGTAACGGGTGTTTAACATTTTCTTTCTGGGATTGAATGGCTGGACTTGTTTACCTAAGGGCGTACTAATTTCCTTAAGCATTGCCATGGCATCTGGAGCATCATCCTTCACAGAAGGACGCCCAAACAAGTTAAACTGGTCTCGCAGACCAGGGATTTTAGATATGTTTTGGTTCATGAAACACTTGCCTGAGGAAAACAAAGGCTGAAGGGTAGCCTCAATTCTGTCTTGCTTGTGTTCTTGGGAAGCGCCGTACTCTCTTACCTGGATGGGGCGGTTAGTGGAGAACCGGTCACGAATACTCTCAATCAACTGTTTTTGGAATCCTACGCTTTCAATAGTGACAGCAGACAGCCTCCACTTATCTAAAAGTTGATACATTTTCTGTAGCCAAGTGTTGAAGGGTTCCTTGCCTAGGTACATATCTACTACATAAAAGTTATTCTGGTCATCAACTCCACCCACAACAATGCACGTATAGTCACTGCTTGTATTAGAGGTAGCAGCAGGGTCGATTGCTACGCGCAAGCGAATCTCTTTGGTTTCCTCTGGACCCCTGCTGATGGCTGCAATGTTGGCTCTGTTGCAGACAATGCATTGAGGGTTGATAAAGTTAATCTGCTCCCAACTCAGGCTTTGCTCCGAGTCTGCTATAATGCTGTTGAGGTATTGTGAAGCAAACCGCCTGTCATTCATAGAGGCGCGCAAGCGAGACTCAATGCTAGCGTTCATGCGCTCTGGCCAGATATAGCCCTCTGTGTTGTCTGTTCCGTTTTTGTAGATGTTGCGCTGGTAACAGTCAAAGCCTAGGGTTTCTTGATTCTCTAAAACATGACCATAGTAGTCCTCCGCGTCATAGCGAGTACCTACTACCGTTACTGTGTCACCTACCCAACACCAGGGAGCAAACTTACCCTGTCTAACTCGGGAGCCGTCTACTTGCTTGTAGCACTCAAACAAGTCTTCATCGAACTCCAAGGGGTCAATAACTGACTCCATGTCATAAATCCACTGGAATAGACGTTCACGCTTAGCCTCTGTGTTGATGTTGTCGAAGGTCACAACATCATCAAAGATTAGCTCATCGTAGTGAAAGCCAGTAGCAATAGAACCCACAGAGCCAGACACTAGAGTAGGCTCTTTGAGTATGTCGTCACGTATTACCTGGATGGCGTCGTTACGCCATACTACCTTCTTATCCTTGGCGTCTGTGTCTGAGCCTTGATTACGGCGCTGGGAACCAGGGGACTCCATCAAAGGCACAAGTCTGCCACTCTTGTGAGGACGATTATTCCAGAGCTTTTCTTGGAGGTTGGAGTCTTCCAGGTACATTTTTACTTCGCGTATGAAGGAGGTAGAAAGCCTGTGAGACTCGGTTCCTACAAAGATACGGATGTTGGGGTTCTGGTAGATTCTCCAGAGGGTTCTCGCGACGCTCATAAGGGTAGACTTAAGATGACCGCGCGGCATCATGATTAGTTGCCTGCGCTTACGCTCACGCGCAAATGCCCATTTGACTAGCTCATCATGGCACTCACCGAAATTCTTAGCGCCTCCGTGGAAGCCAATCATATCCACAAAAGTCCAGAAGTCGAATAGTGCTTTTAGTTTAGTCTCTTGTTTTATAACCCCTTTACCACTGTCTTGCGAGGTTCGGGTTCTAGTCTGGTACGAATCTGCTATTCTCTTAGCCATAGTTTTAGGCTGCCCCTTTAAGCAGGGGCAGAGCTAAAGTGTTACTTCACTTGGTACTTCCCATACTTCAGGAAGGGATAATCTGCGGCGTATGCCAGTAGTGTTGCCTTAGCGTTGATGTAGACGTCACCGCTGGTGTTCACCCCATCATCATCAATGACAGCCTGGGCAATTAGTCCATTGGTGTCCTTAGTGACTAAGTCTACCGAGTCTACTGAAGCACCAGCAGTGCTTTCTGTTTCTGCGGCAGCAACAGTGGTGAGGCTAAAGCCCCCATTAGCACTATCATAAGCCACTTCAAAAAGTCGGTTATGCAGAGTGTAACGGAGCTTGTCACTATCTGTTGCACCCGCGTCTAGAATAGTGGCATCTAGCTGGATAAAAGCCACGCCTCCATCTTTGACGTAAAGCGCATCAGGACGCTCTTCTTGCTCACCGTCGCGCCCTTCTCGGTACATGTCGATGGAAACGTCAGAGGTTCCGTCTAGATTAGCGGAAGGAATGTAACCGAAAAACTCGTGTGCTGAGGCGTATCGGTGTTCCTGGAATTGGTTTTCGCGTACTTCTTTTAGACTATTAAAAATGGTCATTTAGTTACCTCGGTTTGTTGCTGGATAAAAGCCCGCGGCGGGCATTGGGATTGAGAGAAACGGAGCGGTTACTGCGTTGGGTCTGGGCTTGCTGTTGCCGGCTTTGCTTGTCTTGAACTAGGAGAGAGCGGTTTTTAGCTTGCTGAACCTTTTGCTCTTGCCTCTGTTGGGCAGCAGCCTCAGCTTCCTGTTCAGCTTGTTTTCGCTGCTCTTCCATAAATTCAAGTTGTTGCTCTCGGTTCTCGGTAACACGCTCCAGAATGCTCTCTTGCTGTGCTTGCTGGTCAGACATAGAACCCGCAAACTTTTCTAGAGCCTGTTGGGAAGCTTGCTGTTGCTCTCGGAGCAAGGACAGTTGGTTGGTGAATTGTTCAGTTTTCTTCTCTTGCTGCTCCTTGAGTAAGTTAATTTGCCTGTTCTGACGGCGCGCAGATTTACGCTCTAAGTCTAGTCGCTTCCTTTCTAGCTCTAACTGTTTCTGGGAGATTTCTTTTTGCCTAGAGCGCTGTTCTGCCCTGTCGTTGTCATCGTCTCCGCCACCACCCATAGTTAGGCCTCCTTGCTATTAGTTACATCAAACTTTTGCCCTTCATTCTCCCCTTGGTTAGGGACTTGTTTTGGGGCTCCCCTCTCAATACTTTCTTGCGTTCGTCGGTGAGAGAACTGGCGTTCTTTCCCGTCCAATTCTTCTGGCTTGGTTTCCCCTTTAGCCGGGTTTTGACTTTGGGCCTCTCTTTCCTCTTTCTTCCGTTTCTTAACATCGCGCCCCTTTCTAGCGTTCTTGCGCATGTTGCGCGTCCAATTTCTCTCTTGGCGCTTCTTCACAAAGCTATCCAACTGGCTGGGGGACTCATTCTTTTCCTGAATGCGCCCCTCGATATCAGCAACCGAGAGATTAGACGCTTTCATTATGCCCAGTATTTTATCCAGCTCGCGGTTCTTCAAGAGCGCGCGCTGTACTTCAATCCTGCTCATCGTCTTCTCTTATTTTCTGTTTTGTTGTCTGCTCATCCGTACTGCGCTTGCCATAGTAAGCATGAGTAAAGAATTCTTGCTGGTGTTTGGTCTGCTCCGCTACCCACTCCAAGTCAGTCTCTACCTTGGTGATGCGTGCATTAACCTTAGAAGCCAATTCATTCTGTTCATGTTTTAGCTTGTAGAAACCTCCCACCAGAGAACCAATAAGTGTGGCAATGCCGGCGGAGATGCCAACTAGATTAGCCATTTATGGAGAAATGCGATTCTGGTTTACATAGTAGAACTGGCAGAGGACTGCCGTATCATTAGTTGCGGTCGCGGTAGCGTACTTTAGCTCAGTGACCCCAGAGAACAAATAGAGATGCCTACCCTCATTCCCAGCTTGGAAACGGAAGCCTGTAGTGTCATCTCCTTCAGTAGGCGCAGTCATGTCAAAGCGAATGAGGGCATCAGCAGAAGCAGAAGCCGGAACTTCAACTAGAACATAGTTAGCATCCTCAGGGACAACCACAGAGCCAGAGAGACCAGACTCGCTCTTAAAGTCTGCGGGTACATTACCTACCGCACTCTTAGCTAGGTGTCTAGTCATAGATTAGACTCGGTGTTTTTCAACGTAGTAAAGTCGTGTTTAATACGGGGGTGGAGACTTTTCCCGTAGTATAAAGGAAAACATAGACTTGGGGCCTCTCGGGTCCTAATTTTTGCTCTATCGGCGCAACTCCGTCGAACCCGTCATAGCGCAGGGTTAGGGTTTGTGAAAAAATTGTGGGGGTGGGGTGGACAAATACTCCACCCGCGCTTTCCCCCCTTTTGCTTTTTGCTGGGTTTTTTATTTTCCGAATAGGGGAAATCCCACCCACGCAACTTGCAACCCTCGCGCGCGCCCGCGTTCTCTTCCGCGCGCGTGTGCGCCTGCGCGTTCGTCTTTTGGTGCTGTTGCGGCTTGACAATCTGCTGGGTGAGCGCTAAGATGAGCATAGCGAATTAAATCAGAGTATTCGCTGCGCACCTCGACAACTTGACAATTGCTCAGCAGCAAGCTAGAATGAGCATAGCGAATTGATTAGAAATTCAGCAGCTCACCGACAGCTTGACAGAATAAACAAAGCAAGTTAAGATGAGCGTAGCGAATCAAATTAAGAACTCGCTTCCGCACCACGACAACAAAATAAAATTAACTCCTTGACAATACGCTCAGGTTGGGTTAAGTTAAAGATAGCAAATTTAGGAGATAAATGATGGTTGACTTTGGTGACATCCTAAAAGTACTAGAAGCCTCTGGCTCATTCAACGAGTATACGCTAGGTACGGTCACTATGGCTGCATTCGATGCTCACTTCAAGAATAGGAGCGAGTGCTCCGAGATGGAGCTTCGTGCCTATGACAAATACAAAATGGAGCTAACGAAGCAAGCGGCAGACTTATAAACCTCATGTGCTGGGCATCACACAAAACTGCCTTGACATTATCAACACAATGAGTTAAGTTGGAAACAACA